AAAATGATCACACACTTCATATTGAGCTAATTTGCTATACATCAGCATAACAAAATTAGTAACACTTAGCGCAGACTTTCGTTTTTCTATAGTACCAAGAGAGGCACCAAAGAAATCCAGAGTTTCCAGGAATTCTCCATGTTTCAATTTACGTCGAAAACTACATACATGATTAAGCAACAGCATAAGCCTATCTGATTGTCCCAGATAATATTGTCTTATAGTATCGCCAATCTTATGTATAGAGTCTTTAACATCATCTTCACCTTCATGAAACACATCACGCATATCAAATATTCCATCTTCATCATCTTCCATTACATCAATCGAAGCATGTTCAGCCTGTAATTCATCAACAAAAGCCATGACATCATCACGACCCATAGCATTATCGACTTGGGCAATTTGTTCTCTAGTCAATCCAAAGCATCGAAGTTCTTTTGATTGTCTAACTAATCTCTTATTCTCTTTTGAGAACGGATTGTTACCGAGAACTCTTCTACCATGTCCATTGCGGGGTATAGTAGTAATAAGAGGTGGTCTATCCCATGCGGGACAGAGGTCGGAGTGATTAGGATCATCCCAACCCAGACCATGAGCAGTATATCGATTATAACCTTGCCTAGTGGGAATGGTTCCCGTCAAAATTGAATTAACACCATATGTATACATAGGGTATCGGCCAACTAAGACAGAAAGCATTCTCTTAGGCACATTAAAAACTTTATCTACCCATTTTTCTCTTTTGGCTTCCATCATATCATTCCAGTGAATTTCATCAATACTCAATGCAGAGTTATCGAGTCGGGTAGCAAGATGTTTAATTTGATCAAACAGATTAGAACTTTTGGGCACATTTGGCATGCTATTTAGATAATCAGGTAATACTTGACGTTTAGCTTCATAATACTTGTTCAATCTGTGGTTATAGGATCTAAGACTTTGTTCTTCAAATCTATCCCACAACGTATCCAAATACAGCATCGCTTCATCATATTTCATTGCATGGGTCCAGCGTGTATCTCTATCTTTAGGGGATAAGGCGAATGTAAACCAAAGATGTTGATAATTCGCAGTACACGCTTCTGGCAGATCTTTTACTTCTTTCTTTTCGTGGAAATCAGGATCATGAGCTCTACAGTATTCGACATCCAGCCGACACTTAATAAGAGCATGTCTTCTTCGCCATAAAGCAGCTTTACTACTAACTTGTTTAACA